TTTTATCTTCATAATTTATTTGAAATACTATATGAGGCATTTCAGACATACCTTTAACACTTCTTGCACCTTTCCTATCTATTCCAACTTTATCTTGACTATACCTGCTACTAAAATTTGATTTAGGACCTAATCCATTTTTAGTAACGTACGCTACTTTACCACCTATCATCATTCCGATCATTTGACCTTTTTTAATTGTTTGAGTCCAGCCATATCTACTTGATTCTTGAAAGTCAAAATCTTTAATAGCTAAAATAAGATATATACCTTGTTTACCATACAATTGAGCAGGAGTTTTCGCTACTCTTTTGATATCAGCATCTGTAATTGTGTTCCAATCTAAACCGATAGCAACACCACCTTTCAAAAATGCACGCTTTTCATATTTACCCATATTACTAACTAAAGATTGTAACCTTTTAGAGCCAAATCTCTCTGATAAGAGCATTCTTATTTCTTCCGATATAAGTTTTCTCAATTGTAGTTCTTTCATTATTACCCTCCTATCTTTGCGTATTGGTGCATATCTGCTAAAGCCTTAAGTGCTTTCTTTTTAGCCTTTTCAAATTCTTTTCCGTATCTATTACCCATACCACCTTTTCTAGCAAGGTTTGCTGCTTGATATATTTTTTCAATGGCTTCAGCTTCAGGATTCTTTTTCATTTTAGGTGCAGCTTCAGCAATTTTAGCTAGTTTAGTTTCATTTTTAATCGCTTTAGATATTGCAGCTCTTTTCTTTGCTAGATATTCATCTGATTCATCTTCGTCACCATCATTATCTATATCACCATCTTCTTTACCTACAGCATCCATACCTTCGTGTATATCATAATATTTACCTAATTTATGACCGATATCTTCAAATACTGATTCAAGCCTTTGTTGTAGAGTAGATAATTCTTTTGCAGCTTTTTCAAATAATTGAGTAGATTTAGCAACTTCTTTCATATCACGTTTTACAGTAACACCATCGAACCAATCATCAGTTTCCTGTAATGCTAATTGTGATGCACCTTTAGTCATATTTCTTATAGCTTCAACCATCTCTGCTATTTCATTTGTTTTATAAATTTTAGCACCAAAGTCATTAAACCTTGATACCGAATCCATAATTTCACGTTTTTGTTCACGTGTTAGAGATCTATTGAATGCATCTCTATTGCTTTCGTTTAATATGTTTTTTAATTTCATTTATCTACTCCTAACTCGGTAAAGAACACTTACATGTTAAATCACATAACATTTCATTAATAATGTTATTAACTTTATAGTATTTATTTAATTTTACTTTCTTACTTGATACTGATTCATTCATAGGTCTCATAAAAGCTCCATGAGTTGAAGGGTTACTTACAAAATCCCAACACACTAGTTCAAAATCGCTTTGTACTGCTACAGTATCTTCATTTACTTGTTTTACTGAACCCAATCCTCTCGAACTAATCCCAAGTTTTATTCCTGATTTTAATAATTCTTTAAGTATGTTTCCTGCAGGTGTTGAAAGTACTTCAACCTTTCCGACTACATCGTCACCTTTCCACCATACATCTAATACATTGTGAGATGCATTTTGTAAATTAACTACTGAAGATTCAGGATGATCTAACTCACCTAATGCTCTTCTTTCTGCAATCTGTATTTTTTTATATTCAGTTACTTCACGCATTAAAATTTCTCGTGGGTACACTCTACCATTTTGATTTTTTGCACCTGCTCTTTGTAATACACCTGTAACAATAACTCTACCGTTATTTTTTTGTTCTGATTCTGTAATCATTTGAGGTGATATATCAAAGGGTGTATAATCTATTAATAAAGATTTAGCCATTATGTCTTCTCCCATGTTGCGCGTTTTCTATAAAGATCAAAAAATATACGAGCAATTTCTTTCCTAATAAGATCTCTAACTGCTTTTTCATCTATTTGTTCTTTTATAATTTTCTTTTTCATTAAAACTTTCTCAACTTCTCACCTATACGCATCATACGTTCAGATATTTTATATAATGATCTTCTTGTTGATTTCCAGTATTGTTTATTATCAATACCTTCTTCAGTTTTTAATTTTATATTTTGATTTATTACACGCTCAATTTTATACAATCTACTAGCTACTTCTTTAATAGATTTATTTACTTTTTGTTTTGATGACAGTGTATTATCACTTTTATAATCTTTATAAGAAGCTTCTTTCAAAAACGTTGTTTTTGCAAATTTTTTGAATTTAGATTCTTTTACTTTTTTATATCCTGCTTTTTCTACATCTTCATCATCTAAATCACCAAATGCATATTTAGTATTATATGCTTCACCTCCACCGGTTACAGATATTTCCTCAAGCTCATCTTCAATTTCTTTTAGCTTTTTTTCTAACAATTTATTTAGTGACATTTCTCAACTCCTTAATTAAATCATAAGAACGCATTAACGATACTAAATGTTTATCTCTTAATTTTGTATCATTAACTACATTTTCTAATTGTTGAACAACTTCATTTAGTTTTATACTAACTACATTATCAGTAACTCTACCGGTAAGTAATGTTATAGCTTTATTTACTTTACCTATTTCAGTTACCATATATTTTTTAAGTGTTGATGTATTTGATATATTATTAATATACTCTTTCAATAACGATTTTTGTTTTAGAGTTAATCCACCGTATTTATCATTAAATTTTTCTAAAAGTATTTTATATGAAAGCAATCTTAAATCTTTATCTTGCTTACTATACTCTTTAATAAATTTACGTTTATTTTTATTTGGATTAGTACCTGTAATATTTTCAATAATATAAAATCTACATGATGTAATAGTGCTAGGATTTAGTAC